GGAGATTTTATAATAAATGCAGCAGCTGTAACACACGCAGGGATTGCAGATGTAAACAGAATGATAGAAGATGCAAAAGAAAAATATAAACAACTAGTTGCACAAGGAACAATACAGCCTGTACAAGGTGCACAATTAGAAGAAGTACCTATTCAAATATCTAATGGAGAAGTAAGGGTATCAAAACAATTAGCAGATATAATAGGAATGGACAAGCTAGAAAAAATAAATAATAGGGGTTTAGCAAAAACACAGGAGAAACTACAAGAAGAAGAGCAGTTAGCTCAGAGTAATCCTGCCCCTGAACAAGTTCAATCACCCAAAGGGAGAATGACTTGAAAACAATTTTAGTCAATTATGACTAAAAAACCATCCAGCCACCCGTTTGCCCCGGCACTGGATTTCTACAACCATAAACAGCCACCCTCAATTAAGAGGCACTGATAAAGGAGAATAAGACAATGGCAAAACAAAGAAAGACTAACGCACATAATAAAGCAACGGTACTCGATAACGACCCTCGTGTAGATATGTACAAGGGAAAAGATAGAGTACTAACTGAAGATGACGCAACTGAAGAAACTGAGGACACTAACATCGAGGCCACGATGGAAGCCACTCCTGAAGTAGAAAGTTTTATGGATTCTTCCAAGCCTGCTCAACAAGAGTCGGATGGGGTTCAAGGAGACCCTGAAACTGAAGTTAGGTATAAGAAAAGATACGATGACCTTAAAAAGTACTACGATCAGAAGCTATCTGAATGGAAGCAAGAAAAGGAAACTCTAAAAGCTCAAAAGAGCACTATAGAGCAAGCTCCTAAGTATGCTCCACCAAAGACTGCTGAAGAACTAGAAAAGTTTAAGGATCAATATCCAGACGTATACCAAGTTGTAGAAACTATCTCTCACAAGATGGCTTCTCAACAAGTGGAAGATCTCCAAGCTGAAATAGGCAGATTGACTGATAAGGAAAAGAAACTAAAGGTTCAATCAGCTTACAAACAGCTTTTAAATGACCATCCTGATTTTAATGAGCTAAAGACTTCTCAAGAGTTTTTAGACTGGCTTGAGCAACAGCCCAAAAGCATTTCTGAGGGTATTACGAAAAATAATACCGATCCTAATTGGGCGAGTAGGACTGTTGATTTATATAAAGCAGACGTTGGTATAACTAGGAAACAGACCTCTAACAAATCTAACGATGCTGCCAGAGCTGTGAGCAAATCTACTGCAAAGCAGATTAACACAACTGGCAAAAACGGAAAGGTATGGAAGATGTCTGAAATTCAGAAACTTAGACCTTGGGAGTTTGAGAAGTATGAAACGGAAATTGATCAGGCTATGAAGTCTGGTCGTGTTATTAATGAATAAATATAAAGGAAACTAAAAAATGGCGACAATGGGAAAAGCAGCCGGTTACCAGAATTTACCTTCTGGAAATTGGGCACCAGCTATTTACAGTCAAAAGGTTCTTAAATATTTCCGTAGAGCATCGGTTGTAGAAGCAATTACTAACACCGACTACACTGGGGAAATCGAGAATTTTGGCGATACTGTAAATATACTAAAAGAACCAACAGTTACTGTTGCATCTTATGCACGAGGACAAACTGTGAATACACAGACTCTTGCAGACGATCAAATTACACTGACTGTTGACCAAGGCAACTACTTTGCGTTTAAAGTGGACGATATCGAAGAGAGACAGTCACACGTAAACTTTGAAGCACTTGCAACATCTTCAGGAGCGTATGCTTTGAAGAAGTCTTATGACTATAACGTACTAAATGCAATGAATGATGGAGCCGCTACTATAGACGGAACATTAGGTGTTGCAAGTACTGCTATATCTGGTAATTCAGGTAACAAAATAGCAAACTACATTAGTACAGCAGCTAGAGTATTAGACGACAATGATGTTCCTGCTGAGAATAGATGGATGGTTGCATCTCCACAATTTTTTGAAATACTAAGACAGGCAGATTCAAAAATTATGGATTCTTCTGTAACAGGAGGCCCATCTGCTCTGTTCAACGGTAAAGTAACAGATAGAAAGATACACGGTTTCGACTTGTATCAAACTAATGTTATGGTCGTTGGATCAACAGGTTCAGCAGCAGCAAATACATTCGGCCCTTCATCAACATCTGGTGAAGCTGATGTGTTGTTTGGACATATGTCTTCAACAGCTACTGCATCTCATATTGCTAAGACAGAAGTAATAAGAGATCCAGATAGTTTTTCTGACATCGTAAGAGGTTTACATGTCTTCGGCAGAAAAGTTCTTAGAGGCTCCGGTGATGGATACAAAGCTGTATTCACTGGCGTAGTTGACTTGAACTCTTAATTAGAAAGGATATAAAAAATGGGTACAATTAATGTAACTGGTGCCGGTGGCACAACAGGTCATCCTTCTAATGGAAGGACACCTTATTTAGTTGAGAACACTATTGACTTATCTCAAATTAGAGGTGGTACTGGGCCGGACAATGCAGACGTTTTACAAGTGCTAGACATACCTGCAGAGACTTTAATTATGGAAGCTGGAATAGAAGTGATAACTGCACTTTCTAGTTCTGCTACTATGGATTTAGGTATTACAGGTGGAGACGTTGATATTTATGTTGACGGTGACGGTAATGCAACAGGTTATGCTGCATTGACTGCAACTGCTAGACATGTATCAGCATCTGCAGATACTTTAGACATACTTATTGGTGGAGCAGATTCATCCGCTGGTAAAATTAGAGTATGGGCTGTAATGTGTGACGTTTCAGGTGTTGACGAAGACGACAACAATACTGATGCACAACACGATACTGTAAGTTAAAACTAAGTAATTTTGAGGGAGGGGTTATTCTTCTCCCTCAATTTAAACAAAGGAAAAACATGTCGACAATAAATTTAACATCTACACAAAAAATATATAAACCTAAAAAGGTTGGAGAAGATAAAGTAAAAGATCTGGAAAACCGTATGAAGACAATTGAACAAACACTAAACTTAATCTTAAAAAAACTGGATAACTAACATGGCTAAAAGAGGACTATACGCAAATATTCATGCGAAGAAGAAAAGAATAGCAGCAGGGTCTGGTGAGAAGATGCGTAAGCCGGGATCACCGGGTGCACCAACAAAGGCTAATTTTATAAGGTCTGCTAAAACTGCAAAGAAACCAAAGAAGAAAGTAAGACGTGCCTAAAACACCAGCATGGCAAAGAAAAGAAGGGAAGAACCCAGCGGGAGGACTGAACAAAAAGGGTGTGAAGTCTTACAGAAAGGCAAACCCCGGATCTAAATTAAAGACAGCCGTGACTACAAAACCTTCTAAATTAAAGAAAGGTTCTAAGTCGGCTAAAAGAAGAGCTAGTTTTTGTGCTCGTATGACAGGCATGAAGAAGAAACTAACAGGATCTAAGAAGAAGAATGATCCTAATTCAAGAATTAATAAATCATTACGAAAGTGGAATTGTTAGATGAAAGGCGTAAATCATTATACTAAACAGGGTAAGGTTCACAAGGGCGGTACACATAAAATGCCAAACGGTCAACTACACTCAGGCAAGACACATAATAAAAGCAGTGTGAGATTATACCACTACGGAGAACTATCTAAAACTGCACAAGGCGTAGCAAGAAAACAATGGGGATAAATTAATGGCAACTACCTACTTAACATTAGTTAATAATGTGCTGAACGAAATGAACGAAGCTGAACTTACTTCTACTACGTTTTCTACTAGTAGGGGTATACAAACAGCCGTTAAGAAGTTTATATTAAAAGCTATGCACGAGGTGTATAACTCTATATCAGAGATACCTGATCTTTACAAATCAACAGAACAAATTACATATGCAGGACAACGTACTTATCCTCTGCCTAGTACAGACTATCCGTTAAGTGGCGATGCTGCGTATAGAAAAATAGACTATGACTCTTTCAACATAGTTCCTAAAGAATTAATTACTAACGGTGAGTTTACATCTGCAATCACTAGTTGGTCAACATCATCTGGTACTCCTGCTTACAACTCAGGAGGCAATG